CTTACGAATGAGATACTGCCTATCAGTTGGCTTTTCACTATCCTTCTTAGCATCGGAAATATCAATAGTAAGATGAACTATACCATCTGTGCCAATCTTACTCTGAATCTTAATATCTTCCTTCTCTTTTCCGACAACAGCAATTTCAATTACTTCATTGTCACCTTCTGTATAAAGATTAATCGGCCAGGTAATAGCAGGCTGTGCCTCAAAAACCTTATTGAAGATATTATCAAATGCAGAGTTGTCAAAAATTGTATCAATATTTGTATACATTATTATCATTCCTTGCTAGATTAAAAAATTCTAGCATTTTTGCCCATTTTTAATTTTGACCACAATCGTGTATCAAAATGAATGAAACTGGCAAATTTCGTTCCATTCATTATTATATATAAAAACTTTTTTATGTTCCTGCAATAGCAAATTCTTATTTTATGAAGTTATTTATTTTTTTATTAGTGAAATGACTTTCCTTTGTAAGATCTTGCATAGAAACTTCATCAGATGTATAAGTAAGCTTTCCTTCAAATGCAAGAGCTATATCTTTACACATTGCATAAGCAGTATTCTTTGGAACATTTTGACCAATCATTGCCAAATTACTAGGTACATCAAAATCATCAGGCATTCCCATAAGTTTCATTGCTTCATTCGCACCAAGAAAACGACGTTTTATAGGATTTATAAGTTGCATAAACTGCTTCCAATAAATTGCGCCGCAATGATCTGGGTTCTTTCCATAATTGTCATCAGTGAAAAACCCTTTGCCCATAGCAAGTTTCTTCTTAATATGATCTATATATTTTGAAATTTTTGGATTTATCTTTGTACATACATCAAGAGCCATGTCATATTCGTCATACTTTTCCAACAATTCGAATGTATTATCCTCGTCTTTAAAAAATTCCTCAAGCCAAGAATCTCTGTTACCATAGTGGGCTTTTAGATAATTTATGAACGGACGCTTTTCAAACTCTTCCCTTAACTGGGCCTCATTAGGTTCATCTGGAGACGTTTTAAAAAATTCCAGCAAGGTTTGACGTGGAAGGCGTTCAAAAGGAAACTTTGGAACTGTGGCAAATACATCTTTTCTCCACAAAATACAGAAAGTTCTCTGTCTTGATTGTGGAAGACCATAATTTATCGTATTGACCTTATTGAATTGAATATTGTAACCAGCAGCTTTGGCGACGGAAACAATCTTTTCTCTTAATCCTGTTCCCATGTTTGTATAAAGCCCTGGAGCATTTTCGTAAATATAAACCTTGGGCTTTATTTTAGAAATGACAAATTCCAAAATTCCTAACTGATTATTATTTTGTACAGCCTCAGAACCTGCCTTGTGTTCTTCCTTTCCTGTAGAATTTGCGCCAGAAAGTCCTGAACATACAGGAACGGCTACAACAACATCTATATTTTTATTAAGTTTATCAAATTCATTTTTCATTTCTTCAGTTTCAAAATCTTGTATTTTAGAAATAAAATTACCATTAAATATAAAATGAGGAATTGACTTATTTCTTTTTTCTTTTTGATAATTCAAATATAATTCAGAATTAGCAATTCCTTGATAATCAATGACAAACTCAGGAGATTGTCCAAAGGCTTCTTCAGCCGCTAAAGCCATTCCACCAATTAACGGTTGAATAACACAAAACTTATGCTTGTTCATATCACATTTCCTTTATAAAATTTTAAACGTAATCCTTGATTTCTCTATCAAAAAGTAATTTTGCTACATCAGAAGCCTTAACCTCATCAGTAATTTCACTTTTAAATATTTTTTTCATTATTTCTTTAACTGTTTCATATCTAACTAATTCTTCAACAGAAAGTTTAGAAAATCCAAAATTACCAAATCCTTTACTTACATACAAATCTGAAATTTCTTTCTTAAGATTATCCGCATTTAAAAATTTTCCATCAAATATAATATATTTTATATTCTTTACAACTTTTCCAGTCCATACTTTTGGATTAGCTTGTGCAGTTATTTGCTCAATACTTTTTTCATTTTCTATTTTTTTACTTTGAACATCTGGTGTAACACTTGATGTTTTATTCATTACCATGTCTACATATTGAGTAAAGGTCATTCTAATTCTCCTATTTCTATATATAAGTTCACTGAATGAATTTATCAAATGTATTATTTTTCATATCACTTGGATCATCTTCGGTATTAATATTCTCAAAATAATCAAGCCCTGTAACCATTCTTTCTTTTCTATCTTGCCACTGATTAAGATCATGAATAATAGAATTATTTGCCATTTGTGTCACATAAGAAAAAGCGGAAGTACATCTAGTTGCATCAAATCTATTTATATATTTAAAAATTGCTAATAAAGCATTGTACGCTATATCGTGTATTTCACCAAGATCATTTATCTTAGCTTTTATACGTAAAGAATTAATTCTACCATCTATTATATTGTTAAAATGCATAAATAAAAGATTTCGTATTGCTGTAAGTTCATCTTGAAGACATATTTTTTCTGCATCTGTCATTTTTGAATATTTATCATGCAATTCATTAAGTTGCTTTCTTTTATTTTTTATAAAATCAATAGAAAGCTCAAATTTTTCATCAGTAATACTTTTAAGATCTTTTTTCTTATTCATTTTTGTAATATATCGTGAAATCCATTCACCTGTATCATCAATGTTAAGTTCGTTATAACGACTTATCAATTTCTTTAATTCGGCATTATTTACATATCCTTCTTTAATTTCTTTTTGTTCTTTCATATAAACCTACTTTGATATTACAAATATAACAAAAATTCAGGATATAAAAAATCCTGAATTCATATGAAAATTAAAAATTAATCACAGCAAATTTTGCCATGAACTTTACAATATCTTTTAACATCGGATAATGTAAATTTCTTCTTATTACGAAGACAATCAAAATTTTGTCCTACTTTACGTGGGCATCCTTCCAAAGATGTAAGCTTATTATCTGCACAATAAAAATCTCCCATAACTTCTCTGGGGCAACCTTCCAATGAAACAAGTCTGTTAATAGAACAGTCAAAGCCTCTTCCAACTTCAGTAGGACATCCTTTTAATGAACTAATATTATTGAATGAACAGTCAAAATACCCGCCAACTTTAATTGGACAACCATTTAAGGAAGTTAAATTATTACTTGCACATATAAAATCTCCGCCAACTTTGCCAAAAGTAATTGGAATTTCTTCCAATCCTAAACTTTGAATACAAACATCACCAATTACATTGACATTTCTGCCAATAAATTTCTTGTAATTACGTTCATCTATATAAGCAACTGGAATGTATTCATTAGAAATTCGTTTAAGTCTTCTCATCTCAGCTTCTGTCAAAATAACTTCATATCTCTTCATATTGTATCTCCTAGCATTTTTATGCATCTATTGAATTTAAGATGTATCTTAAATTATATTATATTTAATAAAAACATCATTTCTGTATATCTTATTTATTTCTATTATTCTTTAAAAGCCTAAATCATCACCTTGTTCTGATTCATCAGTATCTTCTGGTGCAGATTCATCTTTTGCTGCATTAGCTTTATCTATAAGTTTCTTCTTTTCTTCATCTAATAATTTTTGATTAAGCAAAATATCATCAGATGTCATACAAAGAATTTTTTCCATAAAATATTGTTTAGAAAAAATGGGTTGTAAATCTTCAGATGAATCCTTTGAATTAGTAAGTGTTGGCAAAAATTGAGAAAAAGTTCCTATCAATCCGCCAACTTTTTCAGCATGAGCCAGTTCACGAAGTTTCTGAAAATCATTAGCGCCATTCAATGTTATATTATATACAGAACTATCAAGATATTTTTTATCATAGTCACGAAGTCTAAGTTGTTGAATAAATGTATGAAGAATAAGTTCATCTGCAAATTTTTGTGCCAATCTCTTACACAATTTCTGGAATGAAATTTCAGAAAGCATCTGTTCTGGAGTAGTTGCATAATTTGTTGGAGACTCTGTGTCATTCCATCTGCAATTAGGAACCTGCATAGCATCCATAAACTGTTGTTGAAACATCTTTACATCATCAAGCTGTCCATTAAATTCTGTACTACCTTTGAAAGATTCAACTGAAGATCCGGTCCCTTGATCGTCCTTTGCAAACCAAAAATCTTCAGTAAATGCCTGTACATTCTTTGAAGAATTTATCATACCAGTAGTTGGATCTATTGTTAATGATTTTCTATACTTGTTTTTAATATCATTCATAAACCCAGGAACCTGAGCTGGCGGAAGTCTTCCAGTGTATATGTTGAAAATACGTTTTTCTGGAGCACGTGTAATACGATATACTGTAAGAGCATCTTCTATTGCTCTAAGCTGATTTAGTGGTCTTATTGCTGCTTCAAGGTGTCCTCTAATGTCGTTTCTATTCAAACCCCATTGTCCGTAAGAAGAGTAAGAAATCTGTTCAAGAGTAAATTTTTTTATTTCTTCTTTAGAATCTAAATCAAGCATTCTTGGATCTTCTACATAACCCTGTGCTACACCATCTTGATAAACTACAAGACTGCAGTAAGCTGGCAGAATCTTTATTCCGGCTAATGCACTTCCTTTATCGTTTGGACATAATTCCCAGAACTGTTCCCCATCAACAATCCAACGATAAAAATAATTCCAAATATCCTGTTTCTTGATTACACAATTTATTATATAATCAAATTCCTTTTTTAATTGTTCAAATTCAGCTTTTGTAAATTTATTCTGAAATGATTCTTTAATATCAAATTTTGCAATTTCGTGTTTGGAGTTTTCACATACAGCCTCATCAGTTATCATAGTTATAGCTTTTTTACAAAGCGGATAAAGTGCCATTGATCTATAAAAACTTATTCTTTGTCTTTTAGTTGCAAAAATAGCATCAAACAATATATTACTAGTATCAGCATTAAGTCCAAATTGGTCATTTGTATTATATCCATTTACAAGTCTAGACCAATCAATTACATCTTCATCAACACCCACACTATTATTTTGCATTGTTTGAGCACGAATCTCTTCTTGGTCTGGCTGTTTTTGCAGAAATTCATCACTAAAAGGATTCAAAAAATTTAAATTCATATTTTCCCTCTTCTAATTATATTTATAAATATAATATGGTGTTTGTAGAATATGTTTATAAAGAATTAGATAAGACCCCTGAATTGAACAAATTAGAGGAGTCAATAAAAATGAAATGGGTTGTCCGTAATGGAAAACGAGTAAGAAAAGTAAAAACGACAAAACAAGGAAAATACAGAATTCAGTATGATAGCAATGGCAAGCCACGTGAAGTAAGAATAACGGCTAAAGAGAGAATGAAGCGTAAACTGGGGCAAAGAAAAGCCAAAATAAAAAGAAAGGCGCAAACAGCTAAAATAGAAAGAAAACGTGAAAGATCCTTCATTGCAAGAAAAAATTCTGGATTAAAAAAATATAATAAAAAATTTCCAGATAAAGTTACAAGTAGAGAAATTATAAAGCCTAAAGTAACACCAGAGAAAATGAGTGAACCGATGAAACCGAGGTTTAGCAATGATTAATGAACTTCTTAAAATAACTCTTCTTGTAGATCAAAAAATAGTAGAAGAAACACTATCAAGAATGGGAATTGCTGATGTAAAAAACAAAAAGTTATACCAATCTTGCCATCTTTTTAATAATTTTGGTGATATATATCTATGTCATTTTAAACAGCTTTTTAAATTTACAATAAGTAAAAATGGAGAAGCCGGATTTGGAAATGTTAGTGAAGAAGATCTTTTACGAAGAAATTCTATTGCGCATTGCTTAAAAATGTGGAAAATGATAGATTTTGATGAAAATCTTATAGGAAACCATGATACGAGAATTTTTGTTCTTCCTTATAAAGAAAAAACTGACTGGACATTGATAAAAAAGATAAATGTTAAAAACATAACAGAGTTTAATTAAACTTATGTTTATAAATACAATATAAGAAAATTTAGAGAGGTTTTGATATGGCTTCAAATAATATGAATGTTTTTACAAGTGATATAAACAATTTACCAGATCTTGCTAAAAGTTATCTCTTTCAAGCTGTTATATGTCCTGAAACCGGAACTGCATTGGCTGACATGTTCTCTTCAATTGGAACCGAGCAGTTCATTCTTCGTCTAAAGAAAATATCTATTCCAAAGAAGACATTTAGTTCTCCATTAGAAACAAATTACATGGGCTCAAAGAAAACCTACCCCGGACGAGCTGAAATGAACGGTTCTTGTTCTGTAGAATTTGATGAATTCCAAGATTTACTTACATCCAAGATGCTTCATATGTGGCAAGGACTTCTTTATAATCATACCATAAATGAAGACGGAGGAGATATTATAGGAACTGGAACTACGGGCGGAGCAAATTCAAACTATCTTCGTCAATACACAGGAAAAATCTATATCTATCTCTATGATTCTACACTAAAGCAGAAACTTCCATATTACTGGGTTCTTTATCAGTGCTGGCCAAATGAAGTGAATGAAGTTTCTCTAGATCAAGCCGGTTCTGAAAAAATTGTAAGGTCTTGCACATTCAACTATAATACATTCCAGATGATTAACGGCGAACAAACAACCTAAAATACATTTTTATTAATTTTATTTAAGCGAGGGGTAACTTCCCTCGCCTTTTTATAAATATAATATAGAAATTTAAGAGGTTTGAAGATGAATAGTGTATACAGTGCAATTTCTGCAATAAAGCCTTGGAATAGAGCCACAATAGCTGATGGAATATGGCTAAACAAGAATGACATTCAGCCTATCGTTAGTGCTTTAAGCGGATTAGATGATAATGACAGTATTCTATCTGGTGATTTTGTTTCCATGATAGAAACTGAAAGTGCCGCAAGAAGCTCCCAGGATTCATCATTAGAAACGCAAATAATAAATCTTTCTAAAAGAAATGTATATATGGGTGGAAATGGCATGTATGAATCTTCTGCAAATCTTCCGATTACAGGTTCAGGCGTGTACATTTATCTTGTTGGACCAGTTTCTCAAACTGGCGGAGATGATTATTACGAAGAATATATTTGGAATGGTACTTCTTATGTAATGATTGGTGATTCCGATGTTGATCTTGAACCTATAAATGCAAATATAAAACAGATAAGTGGAAATCTTAATAATGTTTCTGGAACGGTATACGCAAATAGTGGAAACTGGAATAGCACATATAATACTGTAAATAATAATAGTTCTAAATATGAAAGCAATTATAATACAGTTTTTAATAACAGTTCAAAGTGGGGAGAAACTGTTTCTACGTTAGATCCTTATATAAAAATTTTCAATTCAGCTGCAAGCAATCCAGAAGTTGGAGTTTATTCTAATTTGGCTGCTCCATATAATGAAGGAAATGCGTTTGGAACTAATACACTGGGTGCTTTTACACAGGGTCATTCTAATTCAGCAATTGGCAATTTCTCTAATGCACAGGGTCAAGGCACAATATCTTATGCCGAGGCCTCTCACTCTGAAGGTGGAGAAACACAAGCAAGTGGATTTGGATCGCATGCTGAAGGCCTTAATACAAATACTCTTTCACAATTTTCACACGCAGAAGGATATTTGACAATGACTAGTGGCGTAGAATCTCACACAGAGGGGGCTTCCACATCAGCATTTGGTCCAATGTCACATGCAGAAGGATATTTGACATTTTCAAATGCACAATGCAGTCATTCAGAAGGAGTTAACACAAGTGCCACAGGTAACTATAGTCACTCTGAAGGGCAGGGCACACTAGCAAATGGAAACGATTCACACGCTGAAGGAGGCGCTACTAAGGCACTTAATGAAGGAAATCATGCTGAAGGTGGCAGTACATCAGCTATTGGAAAATGGTCACATACTGAAGGACAAGCCAGTATTTCTAAAGGCGATTATTCTCATGCTGAAGGCGGCAATACATCGGCCACTGGAAATGTTTCTCATACTGAAGGATTAAATACATCAGCTTTAGTTCAGGGATCACATGCAGAAGGATATTTAACAAAAACTAGTGGATATGAATCTCACGCGGAAGGTCATGAAACACTTACACTTGGAAGCAATTCACATGCAGAAGGATATTTGACATCAGCTTTTGGAAACGAATCACACGCTGAAGGCGGCGCCACTGAATCATACGGTACGCAATCTCATTCTGAAGGACAGCATACAACAGCGTATGGAAATTATTCACACGCAGAAGGAAATGGAACAACAGCGTATGGAAATTATTCACACGCAGAAGGATATTCAACAACAGCTAATGCAGAGTATTCTCATGCAGAAGGTCGTTGGAATATTGCTAATTTTGAATATGAAACCGTTGTAGGACGTTCAAACTCAGCTGATGAATTATTTGGGCCAGCAAATGCCTCTCCATATTTTCAGGTGGGAGTAGGAAACGGCAATCAAGCAAATGGTCTGAGTGTATGTTCTGACAGTAACACTTACATTCCTATAAATGGAATGCAAACTCCACTTAATAGTTATGCACAGAGAACTTTAGATATTCAATTATATATGTTAACAACGGGAAATCCAGCACTTAATTACTCATATTATTCAAAAAATGGATTAGAAATTGGCAATATGGCTTTCGTCCAAGCTAGCTCAATTTCTTTATCCACTATAGCATCAAAATTAACTTCATGGAACGGTGTAGATAATATAATCGCAAGAAGATCAACTGATATAACAGAAAGCACGGCGCCTTTAGGATTGAATATTAAAACAGATGATGGATTTTTGGATCCTTTTATTCCTATATCATTGACTGTATTTCCTACAATCAATACAACAGCTTCTGCACATCGTAT